AGGATCGGAATTTACCTTTCAAGGTGTCTATCAAATATGCGTGGGAGTTGTTTGAGAAACAAGACAGGAAATGTGCTTTGTCTGGCCTATCAATTGAATTTGGTCGAATTCGATATAAAGAGCAGACCGCATCACTAGATCGTATTGATTCGTCTAAGGGATATGTTCGAGGCAACGTCCAATGGATTCACAAGGATGTCAACTGGATGAAAACAAAATTCCATCAAGACTATTTCATAGAGTTGTGTAATTTAGTGTCATCGAATTGTTCTTAGGAGTGAAAAATGAAAATCAAAGTAAAGAAGTTGCATCCTGATGCTGTATTGCCTGTTGCTGCCACACCAACTGATGCAGGGTTTGATCTGGTAGCAATTGATGACGGAGAGATCAAAGATACGTACATTCAGTACAAGACTGGCATTGCTGTTGAGACCCCGCCAGGATTTCATACTGAAATCTTTCCTCGATCCAGCGTAAGCAAAACCAACCTAGTGCTTGCCAATAGTATTGGCCTGATTGATGAGGGCTACCGTGGTGAGCTTTTGGTGCGATTTAAGATTGTCACAGAACAAGAAGAATCGTTTGTCGAAGGACAGCGAGTAGTTAAAAACTTCGATCTCAAGAAATTCAAAAAAGGTGATCGAATAGCACAACTCGTGCTACGCAAGACTGAGCAAGCAGAATACGAATGGTCCGATGAGTTGTCAGATACCCATCGAGGCACTGGAGGACTTGGGTCAACTGGTAGTTGATACCGTCTTTCTCTCTTTTCCATAAGCCCGCATGGTTTGGCCGCCATGCGGGCTTTTTTTGTGCATATAGAAGGATGAGACGTTCTTTTTCCTGTATGATTGAGGGTACAATAGAAGTGCGCGATGAGTTTTAGAAAATATTTTAACACGAAAGTAAAGCATGGCACTGACTAGCAGGCTGGGATTTGAACCGACACAACATGCTATTTTCCCAGAGAAGGTAGTATTCTGCTACCGGTCTGGAGATGCAGATTCGGTGGAAGTTGCAGAATATTACAAAACCAAACGTGGTTTGCCTGATAACAACTTAGTCGCTTTACCATGCAGTGATAGCAACCTCATTACCGAAGCAGAGTTTGAGTCAACCATAGAAACTCCTCTGCTTTCAGCCTTATCTACTATTGGTCAGGAGTTTTCATCTGGTGGAGATCGCCCTATCTGGGCCGTTATATTAGGACACCACGTACCACACGCCTATACAATGCCATCTGGACAGGTTATTGCGGTTGCCAGCCGACTTCATCGCCTTGGTTTTTCTATGGAAGAAAAACTAGCTAACTTTTCTTATGACAGACGGGGAGACTGGCGTTTCTTCGATCCAGATGATGCGAATGAACTGTTGATTACAGCAGTCATTGATGGACCTACAAAAGAATCTGCTTTAGCCTTAATAGATCGTGCCCAAGATGTTGACAATCAAGTTTTCATTACAGGCAAAGTATACATTGATCCTTATGGGAACAAAGAGTCTGCGGATCAGTTGAGTTACCAAGCAGACATACTCGACTGGGTTAGCAACTCTGTCAATGGTCTGGGGTTGCAAACAGAAGTAACCGTGGACATAGACGATCCCTATCGTGATCCTCTGGTACAATTCTTCCAGAGCGATTCATTCTATTGGGGTTGGTATACTCCCAGATACTCACGGTTGTTATTTCTAAATCAGAATGAACGAAGGGTTTTCCTATACAATGCTGATGACGATGCAGCGGCAGACATCACCTTGGATTTCGATGCTAATGGCAGTGATCCGTGGTGCAATATAGCTATCGGACTTGATCCTGGCTATGCTTCTTGCGCTGGTGCGGTAGATGCCCCTGATGAAGATGCATATTTGCGTCCTCGCCCATTCTTTGAGTCGATGCACAGGCAGGCTTCTCTAGGTGAATGCTTTTTGTATTCAACTCCGTTTGTGAATTGGAAACTAATACTTGTGGGCGATCCTTTGTTGGTTGTTAATTTTCCAACCAACCTTCCTCCAGACCAAGACTTGGGTGACACTTCACTTCCGAACACTGAAGTCATACGCAGAGCAATTGGTGATTTGGAAACTGCAATAGCATGGTCCAATAGACAACAGAATATCCTATCTGACACAGTAGATACCGTAGTAGCTTCTGAAAACTTTGCCGAAGAGATTCCACTGTTGTCTCCCGTTAATCAATGGAACAATGCAAAGAGTATAAACTCTATATACTGGTTGTTTAACCGACCAGTCGTGGGTTTGTTAAACTACGTTTTGAAAACCACAGGTATAACACTAGATGACTGGCTGGATTTGCATGATGAAAAAATCAGCGAGCTATTGGCAGATGTTATTGACGCCTCAGAAGGTGACTCAATAACTGCCACTTTCATACATCCAGAAGGTCATTGGAATTATGATTTTGTATACACACATGTTAGAAACACGTTGGAAAACGTACATTTTCGAGTTCAAGTAGCAACTGACAGTGCTTTCACCAGCATTTCGGTAGATACCAACAGTTATCTCGAAGTGACCGGATGGCAGTATGAGTCGGAAGCCTACGGAGGATTTATCTCTGTATTGAGTGATGGTTTCCCTTCTAATTTTTCGGGAAGACGCCTTCGATATGAATCAACAGAGGCGAATTACCTAATCCAGACTGGTGTATATTACACCAGATGGAGAGCATTGGATGCCAGTGGAAACAACCTGACATCTGATTGGAATACAGATAGTGATAGGATGATCGTTAAGAGATAACTATGGCAACCAACAATCATCAAATTAGTAATGCAGAGTTCTTGTACTATCAAGAGCAATTTGCCGAAGCTGCTTTAGCGGGGATCACCAGTGATGATCCACTACGTACTGCGGCTGCTACAGTTCAGTCTGTAGACACGACTACATTTACCCCATCTCAATATGCTGAAGTTGTAGTGGCACGGAATGGTTTTGTGCAAGATTTACTACAAACAGCAGAGCAAGTGGACATAGATGCTATATCACTTGCCCCAATGCAACCCGCTTTTGAGGGTTTGTCGGCTCATATTAGGGAATGGACAGGAGGAACCTTGGACGAATATTTAACCGACCAAGGACTTCAAGTTCACCCAACGTTTGCTGCGATTGCTGCATTGTCTGGAGAACCCATAAGTACAGCGAATATTGAAACGTAAGGAGCAAACGATGCCGAAGAAGAAATTAGAACACGCATCAAGTAGTATATTTAGCAAACTCAAGGAGAAAATATTACTTGATTCTGCCACAGATGAAGCATACCTACCGAGTATTATCGAGTTTTGTGAACATAAGAAATATCTAGATTTGGGAGCGCAAGATATTACTCTATTCCCAATGCAGCGTATTATTCTCAAAACGTTCTATAGAGGACAAATTGGAAATGAGAAGCTTGGTCTTACAGAAGATGAGATCGAGTATCTGCATGACCACAAGATGGAGAACATTGCAGAAAAGTATCGCAGTGGAACTCTGTTTAGAGAGTTAGTACTTGTGTTGGGTCGTCGTAGTGGTAAAGACTTTTTGACCGCTCTTATGGCTTTGTACGAAGCATTGTGGTTGTTAGAAGTTCCTGGCGGAAGTCCATTCAAGTATTATAAGATGGCAGCCGGTAACCCAATTTACATTCTAACCATTGCTACATCAAGCGACCAGGCTCGAATTCTGTTTAATGAAATGAAAACTCGTATTCAGTTGAGTGATTATTTCAAAAACAAAATAGGCAAGGTTGAGAGTGACCGTATTTGGTTGCTTACTCCTGAAGACAAGGCTAATAACAAGAAATTGATAGAAGGTGGACTAGAGACCGCAACCACACCGGGAAGCGTGGTTGTGTTGTCCGGTCACTCTAACTCTGAAGGTTTGCGTGGAAAACGTATATTTGCCCTGCTGTTGGACGAGGTTGCTTCTTTTAAGTCAACGGGTGCTGTTCAGTCCGGTGACTTGATCTATCAGGCTTTGATACCTGCAACGGCAGACTTCAAGGCACCCGGAGGCAAGATTAAGCCTAACTCCAGAACTGAAGAATGCCCCGATGGTCTTCCACTTTTGGACTCGAAGATTATCAGTATTTCTTCACCACGAGCAGAAGAGGGTATTTTGTACAAGATGTACAAGGGTGCAAAAGAAGTACCAGAGAGACTTGTGTTTAAGGCTCCCACTTGGAAAGTAAACCTGAAGTTTACTGAATCCATGTTGCGTCATGAGTTTAAGTTGATGAGTCCGGTTATGTTTGCAATGGAGTTTGGGGCTGAGTTTTCTGGTACCGCTGGTGAACTATTCATTCCTGCAAAATATGTCGATCAAGCTCGTGAAATGGGTGCAAACATGGGGTTGTCGCAACGTATTGCAGGCAAGCCAGGATTGATATACTATGCTCACTTGGACCCTGCTGCCACTTCTCATAATTATGCCCTTATAGTTCTTCATATTGAAGATCGTATTCGAGTTAGAGAGAATGACAAGGGTATGAGGATACAAGAAAAGGTAAAGATGTTTGTTGTTGACCATATAATGGCGTGGCAACCATCGCTTGCTGATTCTATTAAGGTTGCCAAGATAGATGATTATATCATTCAGCTTGCTAAGCGGTTTAGATTTGCAATGGTATCCTATGACAGTTGGAATTCACTGTCAAGTATTCAAAAGCTACGAGCTAAGGGAATACCGAGCAAGATGACTCAATTCCGCAAGCAGTACAAGATGCATATTTACGATCATCTTGAGCATTTATTGGTGAATAATCAGCTTGCATTACCAATTACAGGCCCGTGGGCAACCTATATGGAGCAGGAGTTGAAGCATCTGCAACGGGCTTATGGTCCACAGGGTTTCAAAATCAAGCCTGATGACGAAGCACCAGTGAATACGGATGATCTGTGTGATGCGTTGGCAGGAGCATGTGGTATTGCTGTTGAGGCCACTTTTGCAGGATATCCGAAGGGTGGGACAGTATATGTTCCACAGAATCGCACTGTTGGGGAACAGCAGTGGAAAGTAGGCGGTGGCGTCTACACCGGAGATCAGTGGAAATTTATGCATAGGAAGTTTGGCTATAATCCTGGTATGTCATAAAGGACTTCGCCGGACATTTTGCGAAATATAAGTGTCCAGAAGGAGAAAATTAATGTACAATCATAAAAAAGCTCAAATAAAAACCCATGAGAAGATGCTAAGGGATCATTCTGTTGATCCAAAGGCTGACGATGGACAGGCTATTTGGGATAAAGAGTTGAAGCATAGAAGTGGTGTCTTGGAAACAACAACTGAGGACCAGATGACCAACAGAGCAAGTTCAGACGTTCCTATCATAGAAAAAGTTCTGAATGAAGCTAAGAGTTATACTGTCCACCGCACCGATGCCGCTGATATTGCAGTCCCACCTATGAGCGCTTTAGTAGAATTCAACCGCCAAGAGCGAATGGCAGACTGGGAAACCAGCAAAAAGCCTCATTGGAGTCAAACTTCCAACGAAAAGAAACAGCAAGGGTCATTGCCTAAGCTGAAGAAAAACGTGGGTCAGCATGATAAAGTAGTTCTTAATAACGATCCGCGCAGATTCCAAGACGCGGGCAATTTGCCAACAAGTACCATTCAATCGGAGAATGATTCTGGTCATGGCAAGAAACCAAAGATCAAACCACTGGTAGGCAACATTACCACAGCCGACATCCATGTGATTGCTGAAAAGATTAAGACTGGATATTCGGTTGAATATGATGCCGCCATTGTTGCTATTTTGAGGGATGCCGAAAGGGATCGTCGCGAACTAAGTAATATAGAGCAACGCACCATTGCTAATCTCAAAATAGCGAGAACAAAGGCAATGTCAAAGCAATGCTACGGATAATAAGCAAACAAGTAGTCGCACTCAAAGGTACGCCGTTGATCTATGAACAGTTGTTTGATCAAGTTCAGAATCGATTAAATGGTATACATCCTGGCTATCAAAAGAAATATGACTCTGGGAAGCAAAAGCAAACTAACTTCGATGCTTTCCTGGGGCTAGACTCTCAGAATGAACGTGGTGCCAATCCGGGCGCAGGTTCTAGTTTGGGTCGTGACCCCAATGAAAGTAAAGACCATAGGATGAGTTCTGGGTATAATGACGGAGAAAGAGCCGATGATGAGACAGCACCAGGACACAAAACTATCTTTAATCCCAAGGGTGAAAACAATGCACCTTATTATGGAGCCGAGGAGGGTAATCCAGTGTTTATGGAACATAAACTCAATGATACTGGCAGAGACTCACCTACGGATCATATGAGAAAGATTAGAACTTCTACTCCTGTCACATTGCCTCATCGAAGATATAAAGTAGATAACCAACTGGAGCGAGCAGCATCGCTCCGGCAACAACTGAACTAGGAGACTGAAAATGGTTACCATTCAAGGAACTGAAAACATTAAAAGCGTGCTAGATTTAGGCAGTATCAAGCAACAGCTTGTGAAGGGTCAAACCTTACATTTAAGGGATGATGATTTTTGGAAGCCGGATGTACAAACTGCTCTGAAGATGGGGTGGATTGTTACCAAGAATAGCCCCGGCAGCCCACAAGAAGTCAAGGCTGTGCCTGGAAGTAGACAGATCAAATGCGTCAACAATCACTACCGATCTATCAGTATGCGAGAAAATGACAGGGAAATTAGGCCCGGTCAAGTATTTACGCTAAAAGAATCAGACATGGACACTCCTGCTATCCGTGCAGCAATATCCAAAGGAATGATTAAGCCTCTGGGTGTTGCCGATGGTGTGGTAGACGATTCAACTGAAGGCAAAGTCCATGTATCAAAGAGAATACAAGAGCCAGATGTCGATGTGGTAAACGATGCAGCAGAAATAGAAGAAACAGAAACCAAAGACCACCCAGTTGATGGTGAAGGTGTGGTGAAGGTCGATCTTGAGGTGCCAGCAGTACAAGACAACAAGGGTGTGGTATGGAACAAAGAAGTACAAGTAGATTCCCTAACATCTGTTATCGATGATGAAAATCCTGATCCTGTTGACTCCAATGCTGGTGATCCGCGGCGTGGTTCTGTAGTTGTCGATCCCAACAAGACAAGATTGAGTGAATATATTGCGAATCAAGATAACATCACTTTTGTAGACAACGAAGAAAAGGTTGAGCGTAGGGCGGCACATCCTAAGTTGAAAGACAAGCCTCTTGACGAAGAGGAAAGTACGATCATGTTAGACCTTGACGACGACGACGAAGCACGAATTGCTGCTCACCCAATTCTTGGAAGGCAGCCGAGTCATGATGGTGTAGATTTTATTGACGATCTCGATACCATTGAACGTATAGAAAAACACCCTGTTTTGAGTAAACACGTACTAGAGGAATAGAGTTGGATAAAATAATCCAGTTTTCTCCCCAGCATTGGCTGTGTATCTTTGCAGGATTATCGGGCAAGAACAAGAAATATCTAAAGAGGTATTTCAGCACGATTTATCCACGTTCATACGTTCGTAAACTCGTTGCTACCTTAGAGGGTGATAATGTTCAATCTAAAACAGCACAGCGTCGGAGAAGATGATGGCATACAACTCTTAGAGAGTGAGCTAAGTGCTTTTGATATCTATTCTACTAAGGGTGGTCGAGTTAGTATCCATGTAGGTGACGAATGTGTTAAAGTAAAGAATATGGATGAAGCCCTATCGTTAGTTCAAGATGGGGTTTATGAACTTACCACACACATATGGGGTAAATGGAGTCAACTCAAAGATGTGGCAGAGTTGATTACCCACAACGACGCCGGTAATAACGGTGGATTAGAAAACATACTATTCCTAGCTAATGTCAGAAAAAGCTTCGTACTGTCATCTTTATTCTCAGACCTTGATGAAATCAGAGATGTTGTACGGGTTTTATTCAACCAAGATGCATCTGATATTAGCGATCAACTTATTTCCCAATTCAATAAAACATACTTATCTATCAAATTACTGCATCGCATGATAATGCGAGAGTTGTATCGAATTAAGCTTATCGTTCGCTTCAAAACTTTGCATAAATCTGCACAGATATCAGGCCCGTGGGCAAACCTTGATTTACCAATGAAGGAGCGAGCATGGGAGTGGGATGAGGGAGAGGACGAATACTTCTCACTGCGTCAAAAGTCTAGACGAGAGCAAGTACGATACAACCCCGAGTATACTAAGGATGGGTATTTCTATGTGTGGCAAGATTTAACTAGAGACCCATACAAGTTTGAGGATATGCAAAAGGACAGCCCGTACAAGAGCAGGCTGCTTTTAAGTGTGCCATAATGGATAAAAACGACTCTATGAAAGAAATTCTCATCTATGAGGCTGTGGCAAAGCTGAAGTACTTTGCCAGGCTGTACGGCATAGAGTCTCTATTCATAGTGGGCGGCTTTTGTAGAGAGTTGTATTACAGAACGCTGTGGAGAACGAATGACATAGATGTGGCATCATCTTTTCATGAACAAGCAATTCAACTGGGTAATCTATTTGCTTCAGAGGTGTTGAATACTTCACCAGAGATTCACAGGACATCAGGAGCGTCAACAGTCACTTTCAAAAGTGATGCAGGTGAAATACGCATTGACTTCCAAGGTCAAAGCATTTGTCAGTATATGCACAACCAAGAAGTGCGACAATGGATGCACGACAATGGAATTGATGATGTCCCCTTAATGAATAACATATTTGGGCGTGACTTTACAATGAACTCGCTCATATATTCTATAGATGATGAAAAAGTTTATGATCCTACTGATTTAGGTGTCAAGGACTTGGAAAGAAAAGTTGTATCTTCGTTGTTGCCATCACATCTCCTAGTTAAGTACAACCCCATCGCCATACTGAGAGCAATTAGGTTTGCCCTTACCTATGATTTTCATATTGATGATGAAATGCGATCAGCTATGAAAGATGGCAAAGATATTCTGTGTAAATCAATATCTACAGAGAGGATCATCAAGGAGATAGTGCGAATATTAAAGGTTGATGCAGAGCAAGGCATTGAAATGCTCCAGAAATACAATCTGGGCAAAATGCTGTTAGTGCCAGAGATTAAGCAGTATCTAGGAGATGGAGATGATTAAAGCAGGCCAGTCTATACTGGATTTCATAAACTTTTTCCCGTTGCAATCGGTCAATGTAAATCGTGCGCCTATTACTAATAAGGAAGCCGATGCGATCTATGCAATTTGGGAAGGGGATCGTGATACTCGTGGCAATCCCTTGGTTCCAGCCGAAGTAGATTCAGGAATCGTTGCTGGTCTTATCACCAAAGGATACTTGGAAGGCACTCGCAACGTGGCATCCGTGCTTGAGTCTGGAAATCGTTCTGTAGGTATCACCCGAAAGGGACAAGATATCATCAAAAACATAGTGTTGCTTACTGAGACAAACTCATTCGATGAAACTTCTGGATACAAGAAGATTATCGACTATGAAGGAATACATCGTGCTCTTAACGAGAGTCCTCCGGTTTTGGCTGAGGGGAAGACTGCATCATCTAATTGGCTCCAGAGAGTTACCAAGCAATCTCAGATGGGCAACGATTTTGCTGATGTAGATGTAAGAAGATTGCATGGTGAGTTATATGAATTGAAGCAATATGCCGAGCAGGCTGTTGCGTCAATGGATGAATTGAGAGAAAGAGAAGTTGAATCAAGAATAATGGCCGACCCCGAAGAAGGTACTGAAGAATTAATGGCATCTTTATCAGATTGCATTAATGCAGTTGGTGAATACCAACTACAACAGATGTCTACACTTGGTAAGTATATCGATCATGTTCTGACATCGGGACGGTCGCAGGGGATTGACAATGGAAGTGGTGCTCCAATCGCATAACCGAATGCTCAAGGGTAAAGTAGAGAAGGATCACTACTGGTATGACCAGATTAGAAAAGTGATGTTTCATGGTAAGGGTGGAAGGTTGGAATATACCTATGATCCGATATCGAAGAGATCAGTACCCAGCATCGTAGACCACGAAGAGGAAATGTGGCAGAATGACTACCCATTGCTTAAGGAGTGGGTAGAGAGCAAACAAGAAGAATACGGGTTTACTGTAGAAAGTGATACTGGTAAAAACATAGTCTTAAGCGTAGATGTCAGACGATTTGAAGAGATGTCTAGAGACTTGTTCGACAATAACATAATTTCAGATCATGATGCAACAGTGTTGCGTAGCGAGACAAAACTAGCAGAGGGAAAACATGGCAGACTTGACAGTCACAATCGCAGACGATCCGTTTACCTTGGCGAAAGGGTTAATGGGAGTTAAAAAGATGCCTGCCGATGAAGGTATGCTCTTCAAATTTCCCATGTTCCTAGAAGCAGGCTTCTGGGGAAAAGACACATATATTCCTTTGGATATCGCATTTATAGATGACAACAATAAGATTACATCTATCCGTGAGATTACCCCTATGTCAACTAGGTCGGTTAGAAGTGAAGGCAAGTGTGTAATGGCTATAGAAGCCAACCTTGGTTTCTTCAAACGTAATGGAATTGACGTTGGACAAAAAGTAATAGTTGTGTCCAAGGACGACAATACCGCAGAGATTTCTTTCAAAGAGGGCTAAAAATGCTCCGCATCGTGAATTCAAGTTTAATCAAATCATCCCAGTCTTGGATAGAAGATATCGAAGATGTTGATTGGGGTGATGAGTCTTCAGATAAGTTGGTTGATGAAAACAACTTGAATGATTATTTGTCTGATGATGTAGACGAAGTACATAAACCAGAACACGAGCCAAAACATCCACAGCCAGAAATACCAGAATCACCTGAAGCACCACCTGTTGAAGATTACAGGGACGAGATTCCGACAATAAATGAAATATTAACCCCAAATGCTACTCGTGAAGTTATTTACCCAACAGCAACGGAAATGATTTCTGATGCTATTTCAAGACGAGAGGCGATAGGATTTGATTACATCAATCGCCACGGGGCATACGCAGGATGGAGGACGGTAGAACCTCATTACACCTTCCATGCCTACACGACAGGAAACATGATTCTAGTAACATGGGATCGTGACATTAGCGACATTCGGGCTTTCATTATAGGAAACATCCAGCCGAATGGAGTAAGATATGAGGATGAATTATTCGATCCTAAGAACGAGATTATGATCGGTATAGTATGACCGGGAGGAATTATGGCTAATCTACAAAATTACTTGATAGAACTAGCCGACCAACTAGACAAGACGGGTAAGAAAAAGAGCGCTGATGCGGTCGATAAATTGATCAAAACATCATCTTTAGATAAAGTTGCCCAGTACGTCGGAGTTATCGGATATGTTCTAAAACAAGAACGAGCAATGTCCAATTGTGTTCGTCGCAAAAGAGCGAAGACAAGTGGACCAATGCAAGAAGTTATTCTGTCTTGCCTGAAAGAATATCAGGATGGTCAGGACTACCACAATGATGAGTGGACTTCCAAGTACGCTCAAGTGGTACAACATCGACCTGAGTTATTCAAACAAGCCCACCTATCATTTTTGAGCAGGCTGGGTCATGAGTGGAGTATGGAAGATCACATCAATGCTGTTAGAGTTGCTGCAAGCAGCTTAGAAGAAGAGCAGGTTGATGAGGAAAAGATCAACATGATCCTATCTCATATTGATTTATTGGGCGAAATACTTAGCAAGGAGGCCAACGTAAACCGCCCTTTTAAGGTAGCCGCACCGTCTCAAAGAAGTTGGTGGAGTCGCTTTCTAACCCCCGGAAAAGAGAACTTTAGTCCGTTCGGATGGGGAGACAAAGGAAAGCGTCGGAGACGGTACGGCGACGATTTAGACTTAGTTAGTGAGGTTCAATTCCTTGCTCAGAAGATTTCGCATATATCCTCCATTGCTCGCTCAATGCGCCGAAACATACAGCGCATTCAGCGAGATAGTCGAAATCTAGTAGAAGAAACGCAATATTACTCTCCTGAGAATGTTGACGTTGCTCAACGGGTGAAGCAAACCATTGAAGGGTTAGATGCTTCTAACTGGGATCAAACGTCCCAGCAAATTCTTGGATTAGCCAAAGAAGTACATGGCACAAAAACCTACAATTCCAAGGTATTCAACAAAGCGATTGAGCTTGCTAACCAGCTTAGCAAGTCCAGAATGGAAATAGATGAAGCAGTAGAAGATGTTTCTTCCGCAGCACATGATATCCGATCTCACGAAGCCATGATGGGGACCAGACCCGGTGGTGCAAAAAACCAAGGGGAGTTGATCGCTGGTGAATATGAGGTATTAGGAAGTGTTATAGACGGCATTGCTACCAATCCTCTTGATATTCGTGGTCACGAATTGGCATTACGGCAAATCAACCGATTGAATGACACACTGACAACAAGATCAGGAGATGTTGCTCCCATACCGACCGAAGATAACATGCACGATTTTGCATTACGCAAACAAATTAACAACTGGTTGGGGGTGGAATCACCCACACCTGCTGATCCAAATATGCCAGAGGGTGATCCTGATACTGGAGTTGTGCCTGCTGTCGCACCGACGCCCGAAGCTGCACCGGCAGCAGCCGCCCCAGCAGAAGTAGATATTAGTCAAGCTTCCGAGATTGCTGCTAATATTGCGAAAAACGTGCCTGATGTTTCTAGTGCTTCTACTGCATTGAAAGAATTAAGTATGGCTCGTGAGACAGCAGCAGTGGCACCTCTTATTGATGCTGTGATAGAAAACTTAGATATGAGTGCAACCAACAATACACCAGAGAGTCCTGTATCAGAAAATCCTGCCGCCGCAGTAGATGTATTGCCTGCTACTGAGCCAGTTCAGGATATTTCAACAGGTGGAGATACTTCTGGTATTACCGAACCAGGATCATTAAATGTTCCAGAGGGTTTCTTTGACGCTCCGAAGCCTAAAAAGACTCAGTGGGAGAGAGGCCCCACAAGATCGATGTCTAAAAATGAGTTGTTAGTTAAAATAGCTGATGTTGTTGACCCAATTACAAAGGACTTAGCAGATGCTATCGACCAATATATAGCAGAGCACGGAGATGTGAGTCTCCCGAAATTACCAGAATTCGGTGTTCTTCTGAAAGAAAAAGAGGAATAATAGGATTTTGGTACAAACTACACATAATGCACGAAGGAATAGGGACAATTTGTGTCCAAGAGTGAAGTAAGTCCTTAGTCCAGTAGAGTTATAGGAGAGATATGATGAAGCTCATCACTGATAGAATCATGACCCCAGCAGGTGACCAGCCCAAGTGGACTGATTATCTGGCTGATCTGATGAAGGAAGCTGCAAGCAATCAGCAAGTTACGAAAGTAGCCGCTGAAAAGGCAGAACCCGGTACTGGTATTGACACTGATGGTGACCCTCGCGGTCAGCAACGTGGTCAAGTTATCAATACTGAAGGCGAAGAGGACATGACGAATGATCCTGAATGCCCGAAACAAGGCGGCAATGCGCGCCCAGATGACGGTGGAACCACCGATCAAAAGGATAACGAGCAGACCGACAAGGAAGGTACAGCCGTTGAAGAAGATACCAAAGAAGCCAAATGTGGCAAAGAAATGGGTGAATCTGATGCTGCCGGTAAGGTGACTGAAGATCATACCGATGCTGCCCCAGGCGACGATGAGAACCCAGAGCCAAAAGTCTTGATTAACAACGATCCCAATTATCAAAAGGGTGAGTCAACTGATCCAGGCAAGGCAAAGGGCGACAGCAAGAAGCAGCCAGGCGAGCCTGTCGCTGCTAAACTGAATGCTAAGTTCAGAAAAATTGCTTCGATGGACAGACTACAAAAGCTAGTCTTGTTTGCTTCTTTATCTTCTAATGAGAAGTACCCGGTGGAATACGCCGAGTCAATGTCAGGGATCAAGGTCGCTAACTTGACCACAGAAGAGAAGTCGTGGTTCAAAGATTTCTGGCTCACGATGTATCCGCCAGAGTATGTTGAAGAAATGGTATCAGAACGCTAATAAGGAGCTACCATGAGCATTGTGCCTGTTGGTAAAAATAAGCATCAGGTCAATCAGGGTGGCTTCAAACATGAATCCATGCTGAATACTGATGTATTTGCGGGACTTGCGGACAAGATAGCTCTTGCCCCCGGTTCCGTTGTAGATAAAGTTGAGGAACGCCCCCAAGTGCCGGGGGACTTGCAATCCACAATGGATCAGGGTGGCGGCCTAAAGCCAGGCGGTCATGCAGGCATGCCTGACGGTGCTGATATGGGTGGTACTTCTGATCCCAACCAAGCACAAGAAATGCAATTTGGAAATCCTGACTCACAAACAACATCTGGCGGTGAAAATCGTGATGATTGGCAATTCGACCCAAAGACGGGAGAACCTCTCGCCGGGATGAGTGGACAACAGGCATATCAGAAGGCTTATGAGATATTCTCTCCAGCCAACTTAACTGTCGAAGTTAAAGGTGAACTATTTGGTGGGATTTGGCAAATCATAATCTCACCGGGTAAAGGTGGCAAAGCCGTAAGCAAGGGAGTTTAATACGATGAAACTATCAGGACATAGTTACAATAATGATGCGATGAACAGCTTAATGGATAACATTGTGAAAGATGTGGTCTACATGAAAGCTGCTCAGACGAATACTCAACAACCAGATGCGCCAGTTGGCGGTATGGACATTTTCTCATCTGTTACTGATACAGATTTCAGAAATGTCCAGAACGAAGAACTGCGTAACATTATTGGTGAGCTTGAATTTGCTGCTGACCGCGCTCATGTGGGCATAGCCCGAGCGCACGTCATAGCATTTGCAAAAGAAGCAATGAGCGATGGGCTACGTGGCAAGAAACTAGAAATAGCAGCACAGAAGTTCTGCAATAGGATTGCCAGCGACAACGCACCACCAATAGGCGACACCAGAAATTCTCTATCAGCTAATCTCTTGGACAACGCAAATGACCACGCTGTAGTTCCTGCGGGATACAATACGGAACATGGTCAAAACGATAATAAGACTGGCGGGTATATGGGCCAGTCCATGAACCCAAATAGCATTTGGGACAGTGGCAAACTAGCTGAGGCAGCAACACAGCCTCGTGGTGATGAAGCCATTAAAGAAAGCAAAGAAGCAAAGCAGCAGTTTGCTAAAGATCAAAAGCAGCAGTACTGGGAAGAACTACAAAACAAGATGTCCCACAAAGATGTGATCCATGAAAAGGTCGCATCTGTAGCAAATGTATCCACAGTTGAGCACGTTGGCAACCAGAAGATGCCCGCCAACTCAATGGACATTTGGGGCAAGGATGGTTTTTCTGAGCTTCCTGCTCAAACTACTGGAGAAAGCATCAAGCAATCAGAAGAAAATGTTGCTATGAAAAAGCAGGCGGCTCGTGATGAATGGGATAAGTCTGAACCCGCAAAGAAGGCTGAAACCAATTTACTAGATGATGTTGCGGGTGATCCTGTTGAAAGAAAGAGCGTCCATCGAGCTTCAGTCGATAAGTTGTTTGACGGGCTGGCAGACTTTTACAACGGGAAATAATGTGGCATTTAACCTCAAAAAGTATTCAGATAGTGTGCCAGTCGTTGATGCTGGACCTAGCATTCAGGAGGGATTTGATACTCTAGGGGATTTGTATCAGCCAGATGAGACTGCTAATTTGCATACTCAAGATGTGCTGGATCAGTCCACTAACCCAGACCAAGATCGAATATTGCAGCAATCTCAGAATTTACCTCTGATACAAGAGTTGGAAACAATTCTTGCACAGGTTGAACCTGGATATGCTAATGCGATACGGCAACAACCGGAAATCAATGCCTTATTGGAAGCAGATGATTTATCGGCATTGCGTCAAAAAATTGATGAGGATCAGCTTGGCCCAATAGTTGAACAGTTCGACAAAAATGTTGACAGGGCCATTCAACCTCACGAGTTGCAATCTTATGTAGACGGTGTTGTGGCCGACATGAGGGCAGCCGAGGAGCAAAAACAGATTCAATTAGAGCAGGCTCAGCAGGCTCAGATGGCTAAAAGAACAACTGCTCAAATAATGGCTCCTGACCCTGTAGACGAAACAGAGAAGGGGCAATTTATTCAGCGTTATCTTGATCCTCTTTTGTCTTATCAGGGAGGTAAAGGTCCAAGAGATAGCGCTGCGGAGGAAACGAAGCAGGAAATACTGGGTGCAGTTAGTCCAATGCTTCAGAACGATGCCAATGATGCTTTGGAGTCAATCCAAACATTAAACATCCAAGAACGTGACAAAGCAGGACACATACTTGGCTTAGTATTCGAGAACTTCGTTGCCCCTGCTGCATTAGAAACTAGCGCTGTGGAGCAACCAGTTATGAGTGAACTTAACCCAAAAGGCATCATCAAGTTTGATTTAAGCGATCATGTCTTAAACAATAAAAAAGAAGCAATGGTCAAAACTGCTGCCGACCAGTTTGGTCAGCAATATGTGCTGTATGGCCCAACCGAAAAACGTATCTGCCCCAAGTTAAGAGCTAAGGGCGTAGGTGACGTTGTTTCTGAATACATCTGTCGCCATCATTGCCTTGATGGTATCGTAATTGATGACAACAAAACTATTTGTGGCGAAGCCTTATGGCGCGCCAATGCTATGGATAAGTTCTCTCGTGAATACGTCAACGAAGATGGCGATATTCAAGGTGGTTATCTAAACAAGCGGTTTGAGATCAATCGTAACGTCCCTGAAGAAAACAAGATGAGACTCAAGCCTGGTGAGACGCGCAAGCCCCGACCGGCATCTACTTTCGGCAACATGGAAGCTCGCATGCAAGAGATGCGAGAGAAGGAAGCCAAAAAAAGAGGATACGAGCCCGATTCAGATACCTCGCCTCCATTTGAGTGGTGCCACGATCAAGATCAAAACAACGTAGAGCAGACGCAATCAACTCGCAATAGCCGAGAAGAAGCTGCTGGTCACAAACTAGCACCGGGTCAAGGCCCAGAGAATAACCCAAAGAAGGCATTTAACCTCAAGGCATTCAAAACTGCTAAGAGAGATCAACTAGCCAAAGAGATCAAAGAGACTCACGACGATGACGATCCAGATCAGTTGGCAATAGAAATCAAGAAAACTCACACCGAAGCCAAAGTTGCATCGGCAGTAGAGAATGATGATATCAAGAAGGTTGAAACCAAAGATTTTCCCACTGATCCAGTCAAACCTGACAAGCCCTGTGGCACATGCAGAGCCACCGTCAACAAGTCTTTCAATATGAAAAGGCATGCAGAAGGTGTGAATACTATTGTCACAGAGGATGGCAAGCCTATAGAGCCAGAAGAAGATGAAATCAGAGACGATAATCATCATTCCCGAAATAAGAAGGCAGATGCATTTGATTTTTTGAAAAGAAATCCTAAACCCAAAGCATCAGGTGACTGCCCTTCCTGTGGAGAACCATTTGACAACCCTGATGGAACTTGGAAAATGTGTCGTCACTGCCGAAAACAAGAGTATACACAACCGGATGGTGCATCTAGAGTTGTGAATGACAAAAGCTCCTTTAATCTGAAGGACTTTAAGCTCGCATCTAAAAAAAAAAACTTAACCACTGCTAATCAGATACAAGTCACTGATCCCTTCGAGCGTGCTGTAGGCAAGGGCAATGCTGTAGCGCCAGTTGCACGCGGAGTTGGCACAGCACTACAAAAACAAAAGCAGGAGTGGGACAAAAGACAGCAAGAAAAGCAATGGCGTCAGCACATGAATGACATGACTGGCCGCCAACAACGTGGCGAATTAGGTGCAACACCGCAAACACCTCAAGTTGCTCCACCTACCAAATCTAAGCCAATGCAGGCACCCAGAGTCAAGGTGACTCCAGAGATACTGTCTGTGTTCGAAGGTGATAAAGATGAAGTTCTTGACTTCATTGACTCACTAAACAAGCACGAACTCAGTATAATGGAACGCAACTGTGATAACCCAGATGTTATCAAAAGACTCAGAATACGGGTCCGTAGTGATATTGAAGAAACAGCCAAAGATTTGGCGATGGAGGATTAGGATGAGTCAAAAGAAGAACATATGCACAAAGCTTCTTGAAGACCTCTACGTTGCCAAAAAAATGTCTTCAACAGAAATATCAAAATTCTTGCAAAACCAGGGTGAAGACATTAAACCTTGGATTGTATCTCGACGACTAAAAGAACTAGGAATGACTCGAAATATGTCACAAGCTCTATTGGTTAAAGATTTTCGGAAACCCACTCTTAAATTGTCAGGAAAAGAGATAGAAGCTTTGGATGGTTTTTTGTTAGGAGACGGACACATTCAGCGGCGATCCTCAAGATCAGGACGATTATCTTTGACTGTGCAACATGCAGAATTTGGTAATTACCTGCTATCTCATTTTAATCGTTATTCTCCCAAAGGCAGACAGCGATATATTAGCTCGAAAAGATACCAAAAAACGTTATCTCAATGGTCGGGGGAAACCAAATCGGATCGATGTTTTTTAGATCAGAGAAACAGATGGTATCCTCAGAATGTCAAACGTATTCCTAAAGACGTACATTTAACACCATTGTCTATGTTGCTGTGGTATCTTGGTGATGGGCATTATGTGCCCCGAGACGGATGCATTTTCCTAAATACTCAAAGTTTTATAATTGAAGATGTTAAATTTTTGTGCTCTAAGTTGAACGACATTGGAGTAGATTGTCATAGAGATAAACGAAACAAGATATACATTGGCGCTAAAAGTGCTCATCTGTTTCTGAGTTTACTTGCTGACAACCCTGTTCAGTGTTACCAATACAAATTTAGAGCCTTGGAATCGTCTGCCACTTTGGTAGACGGATGATTTTGAAAGGTGACTTAAATGGGCAATCTAATACTACCAGATGATCCTAATTACAAACAACCCCTGATTATGGGCGACCCATATGCGAATGCATTGACTCCGAAGTTAGCTCAACAAAAAAGAATTCAAGAGTTAGATGATGAAAGAGGAATGGGAGGCGGAAATTTCAAGTACGCCAGTAGTGCTATAGCTTCCTCTGCTGATGCCAGATTTACTGGGTTTATGAAAAATGCCCAGATGACTGGCACCAGCAATATGATGGGCCAACCTATGTGGTTCAGCCCTCTGCATACCCCCCAGAACTGGCAGATTGCCAGTAAGCGACGTGAAATTTATCAGTGGTGCAGGTTCTTCTACGAGAATGAGCCGAAGGTAGCTGCTGCTATTGACTTCTATAGTCGTTTCCCAATGAATGGGTTTAAGATTGAATGTGAAGACCCCAAGGTTCTGAAGTACTTTGAACGCAAAGTTTCAGGTCGCACTGGAAAACCAGGCCCTCTGGAGTTGAATGAAAACTTCAAGATGATTTCTTCCGAGTATTTCATGCTCGGTGATGTCTTTGTACATACGGACATTAAATGTCCTGTATGTTCTGGTCAAGGTGCTGATCCCGCTACAGGTGAAAGATGTAATCACCCAGGCGGTCTCATTAAGTCAATCAAGATTCTTAATCCAGACTGGATGGAAGTACAACAATCAATTCTCGCAGATGAGCCATCTATTGTTATGGTTCCAGACGAAGAACTGAAGCGCATTGTATTCTACAAGCAACCCAAGAACGTTTATGACAGCATTCCAGATGCGGTGAAGAAACTGGTTATCCAGAATAAGCCGATCCCGATGTCCAACAGGACTATATCGCACATCAAGCATATGCCTGTCCCATATGGAACTTACGGCTCGTCGTTGGTTCGTCGTCTGTTTACTACTCTAGCCTACAAGACTAAGATCATGACTGCCAACTGGATTGTTGCAGAGCGTTTGATCCTTCCGGTCAGAGTTGTCAAGATTGGTAGTGATAACCGTCCAGCTACTTCCGCAGACATTGCTGATATACAGCAACAAATTGCGGCTACCGCTAACGATCCTAACCTAACCATTGTTACTCACCACAACTTTGAGTATGAATGGTATGGCGCAGCAGGCAAGATACTCCAAGTAACGCAAGAGATGGAAAATATTGGCAAGGAAATCCTAGACGGTTTCATGCTCAACCAATCGTTGCTCAACGGTGAGATGTGCATACCTCAATATGACCGCATGCTCACAAGAGATGGATTGAAATCTTTATCTCAGATTTCTAAGGATGACGAGATTGCCACATTTAACAAAGAAACTGGAATGCTTGAGTATCAGAAGCCAAGTGCTATTCATGTCTATGATTATGATGGCGAGTTGATGCATTTCCAAACTGATCGAATTGATTTTGCTTGCACTCCAAATCATAGAATGTTGTATCAGAAGCGAGACCATGATGAGTGGATTGTCGATACAGCAGATAAGGTCCGTGATAGAGCAAAATTCAGAAAGACAGTATCATGGGGTGGATCGGATTGGATAAAAGACTTAGATACAACTTGCACTAAAATAGCAGGTAAAGAGGCAACATTCCGTGAGCTTCTAAAAATTGTCGCTTACTATGTATCTGAAGGACATATTCAGAAAGAAACACGTAAAATTAGAAGTACTTATGGAAATCCACAAAGTGTTCAAATATCCCAAACAGAAAAAGGTAAGGGATGGGATGATCTGTGTGAACTAAGAAAAACATCTCGAATTAAGGTTTCCAAGACACGACACGGGTTTGCTATACATAATACTGAATTCGCAAAGATAATGCATGATTCATGTGGTCATCTTAGTCACAATAAGTTTGTTCCACAATGGATAAAGCAACAATCTGTAGAAACACTGCAATTATTCTTGGGATATCTCATCAACGGTGATGGATCGTTACGAACCAGAGATAAGCACGGGCCGAAGAAGTACTATACCTACTACACCAATAGTATGCAACTTCGTGATGATGTCATGGAAATTGCTTTGAAGTGTGGCTACTTCCCACGGTTCCGCAAGCGCAGAACTATATGGGAAATAACATTCTCCGATTATGATCTTGGCAAAGAAACTATTCCACTTGAGTCCAAAAAACATGATACCATCACCAAGATGCCATACAAAGGCAAGGTGTGGTGTGTAACGGTTCCAAATAGTTTCATTATTACAGAACGCAACGGAAAGTTGACAATTAGTGGAAACTCAGGTTATCAGTCGGCTCAGGTCGGTGTTGAAACCCTTATTCGTCGTATCGAATCGTGGAGAAGTACTCTTGGTGAATGGGCTCACAAGAATATATTCAAGCCTGTAGCAGAGATGCAAGGGTTTGTTGATGAAGAAGAAAGTGAAGAAACAGGTGAAACTGTCTTCATGTATCCGACCATCAAGTGGAACGATCTAAACCTCAAAGACAAGACGCAATGGTATCAGTTGTTAAACCAACTGCATGATAAGCAACTACTTTCTTCCCAGACGCTACTTGAAGAATTAGACCTTGACTACGATCAAGAAGTCAAGAGACAGCGCTTTGAGCAAATGCAGTCCGGTCCTGCTGGCGCTGCTATGGGTCAACCTCCGGGTGGCATGGACCCAATGGGCGGCATGGGTGGAGCGCCAGGCGGAATGCCGGGTGACCCAGCCGCAGCAGGCATGGACCCAATGGGTGGCATGGGCGGAGCCGCAGACGCAGGAATGATGGGTGGAGCCGGTGCGGGTGGAATGGCCCCAGGCGGTATGGCACCAATGGCTGAAGGTGGCAAGGTGCAGAAGAAAGGTAAGCAAAAATCTCAGCAGCAAGAAGAAATGCCTGCTGAAGCTATGCCTATGATAAAGCTCACAAGTATTGAGCAAGAGATGGCTGGCATTCTAACAAGTCTTGCCGAAGTGTACCAGCTTAATCCACAATTTATTAAGGCTCAGTTCCCTGTGCAAAACCCAACTGGAGCAAAGCCATACGCTATTGATTTCGCGTTACCACACTTGAAAATAGGAGTAGAGTGCCTACATCCAGAACAATTGACAATGACCAAATGTGGGTCAAAGTTTGCTAAGGACATAACTCATAAAGATGAACTATTAGATAGAAATGGGAAATTCACTAAGATTAAGAATGTAATCCGAAATAAATATGATGATGATCTAATGGTTATTAAACCCCTTGGATTACGTCCAATCAAAGTGACAAAAAATCACCCGTTCATGGTATGTCATCCTAAAAAATCCAGAGTGCTAAGAGAAGAACCTACAGTAACTAGGACTAGATCGTATATATCCCCTGATGGAAGTAATGAATTTGTTAACGCTTCTGAAGTCAAGAAGGGCGATTACTTGATGATTCCTAAAACAAGATGGAAACGAGAACAATATAGAATCGATTTGCGTGATTATCATGGCAAAGCCCATAATGCTGCAAAGTTGCCACAATGGTTGGCGCTTGATTATGACTTGGGATGGTTGCTTGGTATTTATGCAGCGGAAGGATGTGCTAACTACAAGCGATCTGCTATAGAATTTTCGTTTAACATAAAAGAAACGGAGTTAATAGCTAGAACGCAAAACATATTAGAATCGAAATTTAACCTGAAATCTCGGGTTGCAAATTATCCAGAAGACAATGTTGCTAAAGTTATTGTATGTTGCAATGGTTTGGCTAGGTGGTTTGTAGATAACTTTGGTCTGCATGCACCAGAGAAACAATTACCTGCATTCATATTGCATGCACCACGACAAACTCAGGATGGATTTATCCAAGCCTTTATGGAAGGGGATGGATGCATTCGACCGGAATCAGGAGATTACAGGATGATCTCTTCTTCTGAACGACTGCTTACAGACATGCAATTTTTGGTATTTAACATGGGGCATTTTGCCACTCTATCACAAAGCAGAAAACCAAAATTGTCTATGATTCTTGGTCGTGAATGTACCACACGCGGGTTGTGGGAATTAACAATTAAGTTTGGTGGTTACACTAAAGCAAAACATCGGGAAGATGAATGCTATTATTACGTTCCAGTTAATGGAATTACTACCGAACGTTATGACGGGGTTGTAGTTAACTTTGAAACTGAAGATCACACTTACTGTGCTGGTCATGTTGTCACACATAATTGTGATGGTGATGTTTGGCATAGTAATCCTGAACAAAAAGAGAGTGATAAACAAAGGGATTATTTATTAGCTCAACGTGGATGGACTGTTTTGCGGTTTGATGACAAAGCTATAGAGGATGCAAGGCAGGCTGTTCAGAATACTATAGGTACGTATATAGGCAAAGCAATGAAAGGCGGCAGTAAGACTGCCAGTAAGACAGAGATAGTTATTCCGTTGCTTTATACTTTGAAAAAAGACAAGTTATTCACAATGGGTAGCCATGCCGAATACTTGGGTAGATTTTACAAGGCTGGCATCAAACACGACGAAGGAAGGCTTACCAAATGATAGAAGTCACAGCCGGTCGTAGGCGCATCAAAGAGAAAGGCATTAAATGGGATGAACACTACGGTGAAAAGTCCAAAGATGTCAAGCATAAGTTCGAAAAAATGCTACCGGGATCATATTTCAGGTGGGTAGGTAAGGACTATGAGGATGCTTGCTGGCGATATGTAGTTGTAGGACCGGCTATTTCCAAAAGGGAAGGCAAGGCTTTTTTCGCGGGCAACAAGAAGATGCCTGACGATCCAAAGAAGAAAGCATATTCACCTTCAGGAAAATACTTCCCATCAGTACGAGCAGCTATTTCGTATGCAATCGAGATGTGGGGAGTACGCATGCCAGAAGATGCAGGGCAATGGACTAAAGATGATTTGGCACCATTGGATATTCCGAAGCACGTTAAGAGTTAACTATGAGTGACAGCAAAATAAAACAACATCTGATTAAGGAAGCATCTCGCAGGGTTGAGTTGGCAAAGAAGAATCATGTGCCAATGACCAATGCAGAGCTAAAGATCAAGTTTTTGCGTGATGCTGAGACTCGTTTAGCCAAACTACAGAAACATAGTATGGCTCTCAATACAGGTTACAGCAGTTTGAATACTGCAACTTGGAACCTGTCTTGGGAGTATCCAGATGTTGGACCTAAATCTGCTGCCATCAAGCGAGACATCGAGGAAAACTTTCAGCCGTATATGAAAGAGAAGGCTGAAGGTGGAATACTCAAACCTATCAAGGGTGGACTCTATAGATACGAAGCGCCAAACCTAGAAGGTGATTCTGAGAAATCAAATGAACCTCTAGCAACTCTGGTTATGAGATTTAGGTATCGTCGTCACATTAAGCCTACCCACGATGAGGGAGCTTCAGCAATAGCTGATGATGCGATTCAGGAAGTTAGCAAACTGTTGGGGTTTGATGTCAACGAGTTTATTAGTGATCTTGAAGAAAACAGCGTGTCTTTGAACCCATACTTCCATGCTTCCATACTGTCTGAAGAAAAGGGTGGATCAATCAGGAATGATGATCTACTAAAATTCCTAGAAGTCGAAAGCGAACGATACCTTTCTTCTCCAAACAGTGATCTGCTTGGGGTTAATAGTCAGAATTTCTATGAAGACCATCGACACAAAGAGGGAATGCTACAAGTTGCCAAACAAAGACAAAAAGAAGGCAACGGCATGAAGTTTAGTAACGACGAAGTTTCTGAATTAAACTACGATAGCTATATACTGCGAGCCATAGCCAACAAAGTCCGTCAGGGATATGCACTGAATGTACAAAATCTAAGAGATCAGATGCATAGAGACATAGAGATGCAGATGAGTGTGTCTCAAATGAGTACTGATGAGTTGCAATTAGCACAACTTAAGTCAGGTCAACGTATTAAAGCAATCTGGGACGCATTTGATAATGGCACGACTTTGGCTGAAATGCCTATGACTCCTGAGCAGAAAGTAAATCTCAAGAGTATGATTGAGGCAATGCAATCGGCTTCAGGTCCAGAAAAAACTAAGATAATGAACAGCATTATGAAGTTGGCTGCACCTCCAAAAAGAGACTCCCTATTACATTGGGGAATCCAAATGCGTAACGGTAAGCTCAAATATCGTACCGGACTAGAAGTTGTAGGTGGTTCGAGCCGCCAGATTAAGAGCAGTCTCAATACAAGTGATCTGCGTCTACTTCTAACCAACTTGACATCTGACGCTCTTGACTATTTCACGCAATGGCGTGGTGGTAAAAACATAAATGTACCGCAATTCAACCAAGACTATGTTACTTGGTCTTCTCAACAGAAAGACCAATACAACGTAGGTCGTAACGAATTTTACGTTCCAAACTTCTCTGTATGGTTCTCATCGAATGGTCTGGATTCTGATCCCGGCACATCAGAGAAAATGCCAGTCGTGCCAATGCTACGCAAGCTGCCCGCTTGGAAAGGCGGAAGAGGTGATGTTGTATATGACAGAGATACTGTTAACCTTGGGCGTAATCACCTTGCTAAAAACTGGAATAAAGTAGCGGTAGATAATTCTTCTGGAAGAGCACAGAGAGTTATTAAGCCTGCTCTCAGCGCTGTTGTACAAAAGTGGGGACTGGCATCTACTGACGCTATACGAAAACTTTCATCCTTGTCTGGTGAGGCACCGTTCAGCGGTAATACAGATGATCCTTCAGTGGCAGATGCAGCTTGGCGTGTTGCTATGGCTAACCGTACAGGTGCAGAGACCGTCTTTGAGGATTTGATCCAAAAGTATGGCGATGACTATGCATCTCTGGATAAGGATGTACTAGACAGATCGCTGGCGACTGCGCTGGAAACATACTATGAGTACAATCCAAAGTTAGAAGACAGTGATGAAAACAAGCCGCTTTTCAGAATATTTGCCAATGGACTACCAGACCCACAAGACATGGTTGCTTGGCAGCGTATGGCAGAGGGCATAACAGGACTTGGACGCAGCATGTCTAACAAAAACCCATGCAAAAATGCCATCACCAAATACGTTACAGCGATGAATGCTGAAGGTGTGGATGATGGAAACAAGCTAAACGAAGCAACCAAGTTAGTTAATAAGGTATACGATCTGTACAAGAACAATTTGCCTAGCAATCCTCTCTTGCCAATGATACAAGAGTACAAGCAAACTGGCGAATGGGGTAGGATGGCAAAATACATTGACAACCATATAGATTCCGTCACTGCATCAGACCAAGATACTAAGATTGACGAACAAGGATGGAGGATGTTTAGTCAATTTGGTTATGGATTAGCCAAGATGATGGACTTTGTATCTTGTCTCATGCATGCATCTTGTGGAGAGAAACTTCCATCTGGTGGACGGGGCATGGAACAGCCTGGCGAAGATGAAATTTTTGGCAGACACTATTCTACCAGTTCTGGCAAAGGTGATGGTGGTCAGATTATGATCGGTATTCATTACGCTTTTAATGCAGATGAAGTATCTGCTGACCCAGACGATGCTTCTCTTACAGATGAGCAAAGAGCCGAGGCTAAAGTTGTTCAGGGAATGATTAACAAAGAGCGTGCTCGCCGTCTTAATTCTTATCACATACGCAAAGGTAATAATACCTATCGCAAGTCCTCATGGTGGGAACGATTAGAGGATCGCACTGCTGTTGTACGTGGTGAAGAAGTATTGCTAGGTGAGCATACTCCTTGGCCATATGGCGCACCACAGTCTGAGTTGAATGAAGAGGCATTGCGACAAGCATATGACACAGGACGTACTGGCACCAAGGTAAGAACAATAAAGGTTATTGAAACCCTTGATTATTTTATTGGTGAAGCAGGTAGTGCAGAGGGCATGTTGAAGCGTCTTGTTAAATCCAACAACTGGCAGGATGCATTGAGTGAATTTGAGAACCGGTTCCCAACACTGCAAAAACAACTTAACATGGTTATTATGCCGATTAATGCTCGCTTCGATCTATTAGAATTGAGTGCTAAGAGGGCAATCGACAATGTTCGTAAGAAGTTAGAGCAGGAGCCACCTCCAGATTTGGCGGGTAAACCTTCTGCTATGAAGACTTCGTTTGAGATTATTCTTGAGCAGGCTAATGGATCAACATCTGTAATGTCAACAGACAACTTAGATGGTGATGCAGAAAACTTAAGCAATCGTATTAACGATATCAAGTCTAACAATGGTGATGAGACACTGAGTATTCCTGGCGAGGCTGGGGAAATTGGCGCTCCACAACCGGGTATGGGTGATGCTGTAGAAGCTCCAGATAGTGGAGCACCGGCAACTGAGCGTATTGAAGACTCGACTGGATCACCGCTGCCGCCTGTACCGACGCCAAATATTCAGACCACTCAACCTGTGATGCCACCGGCAACTCCGGGTGCTGATGGACCTATTCCAGAACCTCAACCTTCTGTGCCTACGACTCAATCTGTGCCGATTCCAGAAGAAAAAAAGGTTCCAAAGTCTATGCCGGTCAATAATACTGATGACCTGTTTATTGGTAAGGACAAATCTAAGCGACAGTTGATTAGGAATCCATCGCATAAGTCATCGGTTGTTGACAGATTAGAGAAGGTTTCCAACGAATTAGACAAGCGAGGTATCGCCGTACTGGCCGACAAAATTGACCTTCTACTATGGAAGTTAAAAAATGCTAATAAAGACAGCTAAATATTCACTAATCGATGCACAACCACTGAACATTCCAGTGTTTGAAGGTCAAACATCTTACCTGAAGGCCGATGTTAATTTGTTTGATAACAATGTCTTACAGGAGACACTGAATGTCATAAAGATGGCATCAAACAAGTCTGCCGAAATGGAGACTGACGGAGATAGTCCAGATTTTGACCTAGAGGCTGAAATAAAGTCTCATCCCGATTCTCTTTATGTGAAATGTTTCGCTATCAAAGCGGACGAGACCAACGATAACGGAGACCATTTCCAGAAGGATGAGTTGAAGAAGGCTACTCCTACATTTATAGGGTGTCCGGTATTCACCAACCATAACAACAGTGATGCTGAGGAAGCCAGGGGTAAAGTAGTACATTCTTGGTGGACTGATGACAAAAATGGCATCATGATTATTGCTCGTGTGGATGCTGAAGCTTATCCTAAGCTTGCCCGTGGCATTAAAGAAGAATACATTATGGGA